ACGCTGATTTCAAGTCCGTCTTTCCCGGATGTGACGTCTGTCATGCTAACGCCGTCGCGCATTGCATAGGTGACATGGTGCTTCGCTTCGATTTCTCCACGCCATGCATCTTCAAGCACTGCCGCTCCGGCTTTCAGCATCTTGACCTCCGCTTCTCCGCGCAGGCCGCTTTCGATCGCCTTCAGCCGGTTCTCCAGCTCGTCAAACCCCGATATCGTCAGCCTTGCCATCCGTCTCACCGTCCTCCGGTTCCGTGTCCGGCTGCGGATCATCCGGCTGCGGCTGCGGATCAGGTTCCGGCGGATCAGGTTCCGGCGGATTGTCCAGTTCCGTCAGGTATTCCAGCAGCTCAAACTTCCACCGCCATCTCACGGCCATCAGATCGCGCACAAAGTCGTGCCCGTTCACCGTGAACGACATGTCTTTCTGATCCCGCAGCACTTCCTGCACGGCGTGCGCCTTGCGGTTGTCCCCGTCCATCAGGTAGAGGATCACCTCTCCTTTCTGGCTCTGCATGATCAGCCGGTCGTCGCCCCAGATCTGCGTCGGTTCCCCGGCGAGCGCAACCACGCCGTAGTCCCTCCGCCCCATGTCGTTGTTCTCGTCGATCCAGGTTTCCCTCGCGAAGTCAATCCCCGTCGCGCTCAGATCCGTGACCAGCTCCTCTATGCGGTCCGTTGTCGTCGTCTCAGGCATTGATATCACTCCTCTGGCATACGAGCTCGATGCCGCCGTCGTTCGTCGGATAAATCCGGATGATGTCGTATACCTTCCCCTGATAGCGCACGGTGAGCTCGTTTCCGTACTCCCCCGCGCGGCTCAGTTTCAGCACGACTTCCGGTTTCAGTCCTACGTTGTCGGCGTCATAGTATTCCGTCCGTGTTACGCTCATTTCCTGGCAGAAGCGCTTCGCCTCCGTCGTCTCCGGCGTATTGAACACGCCCCGCGCCTTTGTGGTCTCGCTGATCAGATAACAGATCTTCCGCCTGATCATCCTTCCCCACCTCCGGCGGCCTCGCTTTCCGGTTCATCGTTCTCCCCGTCCAGCCAGTCCGTGTATCCCGTGGCGCTCATCAGCTGCTTCTTCTGCGTTTCATAGCTCTGAAGCACATTCTGATATTCGCCCGCGGAGATATTCCAGTTCATGTTCACATACGTCATGATCGCCCGCCGGACCAGCGCGTCCGTCTCCACGTTCGCCTTCGTGACGCCTGCAATGCCCAGATCCGCCTTCGCCGCGTCGATCAGATCCTGGATCTCATCCTCATATTCGGTATCTGTCACGCCCAGCATGTTCTTGCACTTCTGCAGCAGTGTCAGCGTTGTCGCCGTGTTTGTTGCCGTGCCCTGGTTCTCAGACATTCCTCGTCCCTCCGGTTTCTGTGTAAAAGTAACCCCTGCCGGCGAGCGTGTTCCGGCAGGGGACTGTCAGGGCGTTTCCGCCCGTTCAGCTGTTTTCCTTCAATCCCTCACTGATCAGTTTGTCCCGTGTTGCTTCATCCATGCTGATCTTCATCAGATGGCCCAGTTTGATGCTTGAATCGCAGAAAATTTTGATGTCCTGCTGCTTTGCCCTGTAGCAGAAGCTGAGATCTTCGCCCAGCCCTGCGATCGGGAAGAACGGCACTCCGTAGACGCTCATGGCCTCCAGCATGTCGATCTTTTGCAGCACGCAGGCGAATCCGCACCCCTCCACCTCGAAGAGGCTGCCCCGCGGATAATCATAATAATTGTCCGCGATTGCTTCCCATCCGATGCCGTCATGTTTCACGTCGATGTGCTTGAAGATGCATGGCTTGAATGGAGGCCTGCGCCCGAAGCACAGGCCCGTCAGCATCATCCTGTCCCCGATGGAAGCCATCATGCGCTCCATCAGGTCCGGTTCAAAGGTCATGTCGCTGTCCAGCCAGAGCAGGTAATCAAACCCGCCCTGTTTCAGCGCATAATCCATCAGCTGGTTCCGCGCGTCATAGACCAGCGATCCGCGCAGGTAGCGGATTTCCACCTCGCCCACCATGCGCATCTTTCCCAGGCATTCAATAAACTCTGCCGGCATGACGTCCATGCACGGTATTCCGATCAGTGTCTTCATGAATTTTTACGCTCCTTTTCTTTCCGTCATCAGGTCGCGCGGATGTAGCGGACGATGGCTTTCGGGTCTGCCAGTTTGCCGTCGGCCAGCGTCATGGCGCGCCATACGCGGTTGCCATAGCGGAAGTCGGTCTCGTCGCTGGAAGTCACTTCGATGTCCGCGGCGAAGTTGAACTTGTAGGCCTTCAGATCGCCGAAGTACACCTCGTCGGTACCTGCATTGCCGTCCACGATGACCGGGTAGCCGAGGACGTTGTACTTCCGGGGCTCCTGCGGGTCGTTGACCACGACGCGGTTGTTCTGGCTGTCCACCATGCCCAGCACTTCGCCGAAGAACAGGGCGGGCGGCATAACGAAGGTGGCGTTGGGATGATACTGACCAGGCAGATCGCCCATGATCTTGGTCAGATCCTTCCACTTCATGGCAGCCGCGGTATAGGTGCCGTCGGGCGTGCCCTTTGTGGCGATGATGCCCAGGCATTCGCCGGAGGTGCTGCCGCCGCCGTTCAGGATGCCGTTGTCGATCGCCTTTTCGATCTTGTTCGCCAGGCGGGCGACGAGCCACTGCTCGAATGCGTCAACGCTCATGGCCTTGACGTCCGCGGTGATGCTCACGGTCTTGATCAGCTTGTACGCGCTCAGCGTGACAGCGGCGATCGCATCCGCGCTGTCCACGGAAGCGCTGCCCATGGCCACCCAGGAAGCCTCCGCGACGGAGCTTTCGGCGGGATAGGTCACATTGTTCGGGAAATGGGTCACATCGACCGCGGCGATCAGCGGGTTCAGCTCCAGCTTGCCGACGATCTCGTTCATGGTCTGCGTGGGGATGGCCGCGCTGGCGGTCATGGCGTCGCGCTCCTGCGCGTCCAGTTCCTTGCCCTGCAGCTTCTTCAGCCAGGCATTGCGATATTCTTTGCTGCCGACTTCAAACATTTTCTTTTCCTCCTGCGTTTTTTCTTCAAAGGTCCTGACAACCTTTCCGGAATCGCGTTTCGCGATCTTGCTGATCAGCGCGGCGCGTTTCTCCGCCTTCCGGCTGATCTCGGCCTTCCGGCCTTCGACCTGGTCGATCAGCTGCTCCAGCTGGTCCAGGTCATCGCTGAGGCCCTCGACGATTTCAGCAACTTCCGCGGGCAGTTCCTCCGCGGGTGCTTCGCCTTCTTCGTCTTCCTCGCGCTCTTCACCCTCGCCGGCAAGCTCTTCCAGCTTCGCCTGGATGGCAGCGAGCAGCGCGTCCAGTTCCTCAACGCTCATTTCGTCCAGATTGAACTCCATGCTTTTGTCCTCCTGTATTATTGTTTCCTTCAGCCCCTGGCGCCGGCCAGCTTCGCCTTCACCTTCAGCATCCGGATCCTCTTCATCCGCGCTTCCGCAGCGAGTCTCTCCGCCCGCTCTTCCTGGATCACTCCGTCCATTCTCTTTTTCCGCTCGGATGATATTTCCGTCCCGGGATTGGCCGGGATTGAAACCGCACTTACGTCGTAGATCTTGCCCAGCTTCTTCACACGCCAGGTCTTTGTCGCCGCGTCATACTGTTCGTCCTCGATGATGAAGCAGAAGCTCATCCGGTCCACCAGGCCCGTACTGATCGCCTCGTACAGCTTCCGGCTGTCCTGCGTCAGCCCCAGATCCGCCTCGATCATCAGGCCGTGCTCGTCCACCGTCAGCGTAAGGCTGCCGTTCCGCGTCCTGGCGTAAACCATGCCCATATGGTCGAACTGCATGATCACGTCGCTCATGTCCGCATCGTCAAAACAGTGCGGATCCATGACTTCGTAGACGTCTTTTCCGTCCATATCTTCAAACAGGGCGTAGGGCTCGTTGAAGGTCGTCGCGTATCCGCGCACCTTGTACGACTGCTCCGCCTCGCCCTCAGCACGCGCAGCTGCCATCACCGGCATGCTGCGGTATTCCCGCGTATCAGTCTTCGGCATTCTCTTTCCCTCCGATCACTGTTACTGTCTCTTCATCTTTGTCCGGATCCTTGTATTCGCCCCGGACCAGGAACGTGTCGCCGCCCTCGATCGGCGGCAGGCCCCATATCTCCCTGATCTCGTTCCGGTTCATGATGCCCCGGTCCGCCATCTGCGCGCTCACGTCCAGCTTTTCCTTTGTGCTGGCATACTGCAGCCGGTTGCTCGTCACCGTGACCAGGTTCCCCATACTGATCTCGCGCCGGCTGAAGGTCATCTTCGTCAGCGCCTCGCTCAGGGAAACCGCCAGAGGCTCCAGCTTTCCGTCATAGAAGGCCGCCCAGGAATCACCGACCGCCTTGTTCTGCAGGATATCCATGTTCACGCCGAAATAGTTGAACACGGATTCCTGGATCAGCTTCATCTGGTCCGCGTCCACGATGAACGGCTTCTGGTCGATCTGCTTCGCGTCCACGTACTGGTTCGGCATCAGCAGGATCCCGCCGCTCTCTCCCTGCAGGTTCTCCCGGTTGAACCGCTCCCGTTCTTTCTTCAGGTCTTCCGGCTTCACAAAGTTGGAGAGCCGCGCCATGAAGCGGAACGTCGCGCTGTTTTTGATGCCTTCCTTGATCCCCTGCTGCTGCATGTTGATCAGGTCCATCGTCGCGCCCAGGGCCCGGTTGTCGTCGCCGAAGATGTCGTCCTCATACTGGAACTTGTTCAGGACCCCAACGCGGTCCGCTTCGATGTACCCGCGCTGGCCGTTCAGGAACCAGTATTCGTACCAGGGCTGCCCATCCACGTCCAGCAGCGTCGTCCGGCTCGGAAGGATCGGGAAATATCCCTGGATCTCGTCCGGATCCTCGCCCAGCACCGGCGCGATGAAGGCATTGTTCTGCATCTCCCGGATCGTCGTCAGGCGGTACAGGAACTGGCTGTAGGTCATCCAGGCATTCGGGCCGCCCTTCAGCCGCGTCCTCAGCTTCTGGTTCGCCGTTCCCTGTACGTCGATAACCAGCTTGCTGGCGTGCCGCGCGATGGCATCAATGCTCGCCCGGATCAGCTCCGACTCGTACAGCTTCCCGCCCCAGTTCTGGAACACAGGCGTGTACGCCGTCAGCGTCTTGAAAAAGCCGTCCACCTGCGTCAGGTCCTTCGGTTTTCTCGGCCCAAAGATGCCCTCAAGCAGGCCCCTGATTCCGCTGTCTCTCACTGTCCTCATCTGCCTTATCCCTCATTTTTCAGCTGTTCCTTCAGCTCTTCCCACTTATTCGCTCGCATACACATCGCGTCCAGCAGGCAGGCGACGCCGTCAACGTGTGCCCGCTTGCTCATCTTGATCAGCTTCTTCCGGTTCGTCTCCGCTTCCGTCTTCAGCGCGGCGTCCATCAGGTGGATCTTCATCAGGTCATTATCGTCCGCGCACTGCAGCGTGCCGTCCTTGATCATGCCCTCCGTCGTGTTAATCACGCCGGTCAGGTTCGTGCCCTGGAATACCGTGTCGCAGTGGAAACCGTACGCCTCCAGCTGCGCCTGCAGGTACTGGGCGCAGTACCGGTCGATGCCCACCTGCAGCACGTAGATGTGGTATTTCTCGATCAGGTCCGTGAACCAGCGGTAACAGTCGTTGTAGTCAACGAAGTTGTCCCCGCTCTCCACCAGAAAACCGCGCTCGATGTACTTCCGGTACGGCAGGCCGTCCCGCGCTGTGGCCTCCTCGATCTTCTCCCGCGGCAGGAAGAACTTCACAAAGTAGTACACGATGTCGTTCTTCTGAACGAGCAGGCTGCAGGCCGTCAGATCCGTCGTTTGGCTTAAGTCGATTCCTGCTATCGCATAGCATCCGTCGAAATCTTCCAGCGTCAGCGAATTCGGCCCGCGGCTTCCGTCCCGCGCCGCCTGGTATACGCCCAGCGATCCCGTCACCATTCCTCCGCCGAAACTTCTCTTGATCGTCTCCGTACTAAGCCATGCCTGGCTGCTGTTCTGCTTGATGCAGGCCATCTTGCAGAGGAACTCCGCCCGGTTTGCCAGGCTTTCCTCCGCCTTAGCGATCTCCTCCAGGATGTACGCAGCGCTCACGCTGACGCCCATGTTCGGCAGGCTCTTCTGCAGCTCGTTCAGATCGTTCCACTTTTCAATGTCATCGATCTGATACAGAAAAGGCAGCAGCCGCTTTTCCCGGCTGTTGCCCTGCAGGAAACCCGTAGCACGTCTGAACAATTCGTCATAGATGCCGTCGTTGATGTAGTTGGCCGTCGTGATGCTCAGGATCAACGGCTGCTCTCTGGATCCGAGCGCGGAGGTCATCACGCTGTACTGCTTGATTCCCTGATCGCCCACCCAGGCCGCGATCTCGTCGCACACCGTCAGGTGAGGGTTGAAGCCGTCGCTCTTCTTCTCGCTGAAGGGTACCTTCTTGATGGACGTATTCGTGCTCTCAATGTATATGTCCATCTTCCGCTTCTTAGTGATCTTCATCAGATCCGGCTCCGCACTGATGGACTGCCAGAAGTCATTGAACACGATGTCCGCCTGGTCCAGCTTCGGGGCAAGGAAATAACAGTCCGCTCCGCGCTCCCCGTCAGCGTATGCCATGTACTCAGCAATCCCGGAGGCCAGCAGGCTCTTGCCGTTTTTCCGGCCCATCACGACGAACACTTCCCGGTATATCCGGATCCCGTTCCCGTCCACCAGGCCGAAGATACAGCTGATCAGCGCCTTCTGCCAGATCTCCAGCTTCACCAGCTGCGGCGCCAGTTTTCCTTTGCTGTGATGGCAGAATTTCTCGAAGAAGCGGACCGCCTTGTTTGCCTTCTTCTGGTCGAAGAAATAGACCTTGTTTTCAAGGTCCGAGATGATCCGCTCATATAGCAAACGGATCCAGTGACCAACTGTCACGGACCCGTCTTCTATCATCTGGTAATATTTAAGGACCCAGTTCTCCGCCGGCTGCTTATTCACTCAGGAACTCACCCAGCTTATCCCCTGCCGGCGCGGCTGTTCCCAGCCGGCCAATGATGTCAAGCATCACGCCCAGTGTTTTGTTCGCGGTGTCGTTATATTTCGGAAGCTGCTGAGCCATCGGGTTCGCAACCGGCACGGTGTCGCCGTTTGTGTTCAGCTTTTCAATGATCATCCCGCGCTCGCGCAGCTCCTTCTCGATATTACTGATCATCTCGATCTGCCCGACGTAACGATCAGCGGCGGAGACAAACAGGACGTTATCCTTTACGCCGTACTGATCCGCAAGTCTCATGATCTCCGCAAAACTCAGCTTCTTTTTTGCCATCTCCCCGCCTCCTTTCGCAGGAAAAAACAAATCTTCTTATCTCAGAGCAAAATTCGGAGGAGC